CAGATGTTTATTCTTACAAACACTGCTGATGGAAAAGGAGTATGGAGCATGATTCCAGTGCCATTTGTAGCATATCAAATATTTTCAACTCATACGTATATCTGGGCTCAGGATTCTCAAAATAATAAACAGAAATGTCCAAAGCCATGCACAACGTCTAATTGGATTCCATCACCTGAAAACAAAGTAACCATTACATCATCATCATCTACTACTTTATACGGAAAGGACCCAACCGGTGCCGGAGTGAAAACAGATGAACTCATGCAGTCCGAATGGTCTCCAATTACAGGACTTCTTGGAACTAAGATCAGTTCAGTTATTGGGCAAGTAGATGAGTCTTCTTTGTATGTAATAGATGAAACCTCCAAAGTTTTAAAGTGTGAAGGAGATTGCTCTACTAAAGATGTAACTCCGGTTGATACACTAGGATATGCACCACTAAACTTAACTGCCGATCCTAAATCTAAACAATTATGGATGACTGCAGAAACTAAGGGTGATTTAGGTAATATTTTTAGTAGACCTGTTACGGCTGATTACTCTACTATAATGAATACTGTAACTCCACTTGACAAACGGCGCGATACTGTAGTTCAAGAAGTTGTAAAGGATTACAATGATCAAACTGGAGTAATGACAGTAAATAAACAGATTTCGGATATTGAAGTTTTTTTCAAGAAGATATTTGGAAGTCAGCACAAATCTACTGAAGATACAAAAAACGCGGCCGGAAATCTTCAGAAGCTTATTGCCGATCAACAGGTAACATTAGAACAAATTAAGTCGGTGCAGCCTATTGTTACTGGATTTGTCGTTACTCTTATTGCTGTTGCACTAATTTACCTGGTGGGTTCAATTTTAGGATCATTCATTCACTTCATTGCGTTTATTGTGTTGCTTGTAGGAATCTACTTCACTATAAATAATGGCTTCGACAATGTTTCCGCCTTGTGGGCCGGACTGTTTAAGACAACGTAAACTTGATGCTTTAAAATTAGCTATGGATACTGCCAAAAAAAATAAGGATCAGAATCCGGTGGCGTACGCTGAGGCTCGAACAAGCTACTATACTCTTCTGAAAGGACAGGGATGGTTAGTTGCGGAAAAGCAAAAGGTAGCACAGGAAGAAATTGAGCCTGTTATTGGAAAGTATTCAAGCGCATATAAGGCCCTTGATAATAAAGATAAGGCTCAATACCATTTCAAAAATTTGGCTGCAGCTGTAAAGTCACACGAAGAAGATAATTCTTTATTAACGAAAGAGGTTCAAAAGGTTTATGATAACGCTGAGGTTGCAAAACGAACTACTGAATTATCTTCAACTACAAATGTTGTATCCTATCTTCCCTGGATTCTTGACGGAATTATTGCGCTACTAGGTTTGATTATTGTAGTTATGCTCGTCCGATGGTTTAATAAACCAGTAATAACAAATCCTATTGCCCAGGTTCTGGGCGGACGAAATAAGTCTCGGTAAATAACTAACAGATGGAAGTTGCATACATGTTCCTGGCTCTTCTGATAGTACTAATGTATGCACTTACTACATGGTACTCATCCATTGAGGGATTTGAAGATGGAAAGAGCCAAACTTTCCATGATGCTGCTGAAATTTACGACGATACATACGCTTCTGTTTACGATATTCTTTGGAACTCAAATGAGAAACTAAAATATGAAGAAGTTTCGTTACAGGATATTTCTTTAGCTGACTGGCCTACTTCGGCCGTTCGTATTCTGGATATGTGCTGCGGTACCGCTCCACATGCTTGCTGGTTCAAGAATTTGGGTGTAGAGTATATTGGTGTTGATGTTTCTGATGCGATGCTGAAGAAAGCTCGCGATGGCTGTCCAACAGCTAAGTTCCAGAAGGGAGATGTTACCAATACGCATTTGTTTCCACAAAAATCAGTAAGTCATGCTATTTTACTTGGATTTTCAGTGTATATGTTTGAGAACGCTAAAGTTTTATCCGATAACGCTTACCAGTGGTTACAGCCTGGAGGATGGTTTGTAGTGCATATGGTTGATCCTGACAAATTTGACCCTTTACATGATGTTGCATCTCCATTTGCTGCATTTTCACTCCAAAAGTATTCATTAGATCGTGTAGTTGATTCCAATGTTTACTTTGATAAGTTTAAATATTTAGGTCGTTTCAATAAGAAGAAGGATGAAGATAATGCTTCTTTTGATGAGACCTTTACTTATTACGATAAAGAGTCGAATGGAGGAGTTAAGTATCGCGAGAACAAGCTTCAATTAACTATGCCTTCCAAAGAACGCTTAATTAATATTATACAAACTTCTGGATTCCAACACAAGGAAACCGTAGATCTGGTGCGCTGCGGAAAAGAGTATCAGTATATCGTATATTTTTCAAAATGATACCAAATTAGGTAACAAATATTATTTATAATTTATTTTAACTGTTCAGCTTCTTTTTTCTTAGCCCACCATTCTTTACGAGCCTGTCTTTGTTTTTCCTTTGTTTCGAGAGATCGTTTTCTTCCAATCATTAACTGTCTTCTTTTCTCTATTTGTTCCTTTGTTTGCGGCTTTTTCTTTCCAATATGTGCTTGACTGATCTTCTGTTTGTGTTCTTCGGATTTTGGAATACCTAATCCGTTCCCCTTAAGTGCCATTTTCGAATTTTCTATATGTTGAGAACTCTTCTTTTTACCACGAAGAGCATCCCCTATTTTTCGCCTATGTTCTTCAGTTCTTTCAAAGTTGTCACCACCATTCATGATATTGTAACCATTTGGACAAAATGAATTGGTAGTAGAAATTAATTCTATTTCCTTCTTATTTAACTCGGCCAATGTATCGCAAGAATATACCACTTCAAATTTGAAATTATCTATCCCATGAAGTCTTATAGCACAATGCAGTGGAACTGTACATCCTTTTTTTGAACTGTATTTGTGTCGGTTCCACCTATGAGATGGAGGACTTGATTTGGTTTGGCCATAATAAACCTTATCATTAACTGAATTTGTAATTTTATAAATAACGCCATATACCATTATACTATTCTACTTAAATTACTTTAGAAAGTAGAACGAATGGTCAGCGTTTATATTATACAGTATTTGGTATATTTTACTAAGTAATGAATGTTCTAGATACTAGGACAGTTGCTGATTTTCAAAAATTCACATTCTCAGGCCATTTACGCAATCATGTGTATAAAGTCTTGGACGAGAACGTGAAACTAGGTCACGCAGATTACGCGTGTTACTGGACTCTAGAATTACTGTGTTCCGGATTAGTTCATTCAATGTGGCAAACTTTATTCGAAGCTTCCGCTCATCATATTAACCGTGCTGCTCCCAATGTATTTTTATACTTGGTCCGGATGTATGAAAAATTTGCGCCGATCGAAGGTCATTATTCTGTGATGTCTATGACCGATATGCGTAATAATATGGAGGTTCGTAATTTAGTTTGTGAAGTTGCTGCAGCTGTAGCCATGTTACGTAAGAATAAACTTCAGCCTTTACCCCAAATTAAGCCTCAACATGATTTTAATACCCTAACTATCAATGAAAACTTGAAGTCACCATCATCTAACTACGCTCGGCATTTAGTGAAAGATGATGATCCTTTAGATTTGTATGTTCCAGTCAATGAACTTGTTTACTGTCTTCGCCCTGATACTCGTGATATGACTCGCGCACTCTACTGGGTATCATGGGTGCTCAAGTTCTCTTCAGTGTACAAGAAGACCAATAAAGTTAACTTAGATTGCTCATTCCGAACTAACTCGTTTATTGATGGAGCTCATGCTCGTCACGTAGTATGGTTACTTTGGAATGTTACAATTGATGCTGTAAGGTCGTCTCCTCAGGCTGGAGTTCTTATGCCATACATTGATGCCTTATTCAAACTTCATTGTTTACGGTGGTCGCCCACGGTGCTTAAGAGCCGTTTATGCTTTTTGACTACGGCTATAATGTTTGTATGTGAAAGCACTACTTTAGATATTCATTACCCAGTTCCTCAAAATATCATGGTAGTCAAGGGTC